GTTCCATACTTGTGACAGCCTTGGATCTCAACACACAGTGAAGACTCTTGAAAATTGAGTCTTCCTCCAAGGCACCACACAACAATCCGGTATCACCTAGAAGTTTCGATTCGCGTTTGAGGAAATGAGATTCCTCTCGCGACATATACTCCTTGGGAATATCCTTTTTGTTAGGCATGGTGAAAACCATACGTCTAGCACCTAAAAAATTGGCATAAGAAATATGGTTGAATTCGGGGTAATCGGGATGGACAGTTCCATCAGCATCGTCTCCATAAGTTATGAGGGAGCAATGGTCGGAAAAACGCGTAAAACGTTCTCCAATCAAGAAAATAGCTCCACATCTAAACAATAATGAATTGACGATGCAATTTATGTATACTGTCAAATTTTGTCCCGACGGATTCGAACCAAAATGTTGTATCAAATCACCATTATAAGCAATTAAAGGGTAGCAAACATCAGTAGCGATTCCAGTCATGATTATTATATCATATTCAGTAAACCCGCAGCGCTGAGCCATGTGTATTAAGACACGGAAAGCTGCTAGAGTCAACTGGGCTGGCATTCGCAAATCGTATTTGCTATAATCGCCTGCCAAGGTATTGGCTCCAAAGCGACCGACATGCACCATCAACTGGTGCCATTCAGGTCCTTGAGCATTAATACCAACGGTACACTCTGGAATCAGGGGAAAGAGAGACAGGATTCTCGCAAGAAGCAATAAATACTTTCTAACTCACAATTGAAAAGCAATAGGTGACGCTTGAAAAACACAAAGTTGATCTTTATCAAGAGGAGTGGGCTCGTCTTTTAAACAAGCCTTAAAAACAGGATAAGATCTATAACCACTTAAGTATTGTTGTTCACAATACATCCATTCATCCCAAAATCGAGCATCCAGCAGGGCTGGACACTCAAAATCAGAGAATTCAAGAGGATCTAGTAGTTCAGTATATTTGGATTTTGGTCCAGAAAGGGGGTATCCTACTGAAGTATCTCGGG